GATGCCATTGAACAGCAAAAGGGCCAGAAGTTCCAGAATGCGATCCAGTTGATCGGCTCGGCCATCGCGCTTGATCCGTCCTGCGCGTTCCTGCCTAAGACCGAAGTGGCTTTGAGGGAAGCGCTGCTCGGTGAGGGCGTGCCGGCATCGTGGATCAACAATGAAGCGTATGTCGCCGCTCAGAAGGCCAATGCAGCCGAAGCGCAGCAAAGGCAACAAACGCTGGCCAATATGCAAGTTGCCAGTGAAGCGGCAAAGAATATCGGCCAATCTGGCATGGTGCCTGCTGTCTGATGGCAACACGCAAGGACGGGCCGCACATACCGCCAGCGTACGACGTGGCGACGGCTGGGGCGATACAGGCCCTGGGCCGTGGTGACGCAAGCGAGGGGCAGCAAAAACTAGCCCTGAAATGGATTATTGAAACTGGCGCTGGCGCGTACGAGTTCAACTATTACCCGAGTGATCGGGACACGGCTTTCGCCCTGGGGAGGGCGTTTGTGGGGCAACAGATCGTCAAGCTGTTGCGTCTTAATTTGATGGCACTAAGGAGCGCGAAAGATGTTCAAAAGGAAATTCGTTTATCAGAGGCCTGAAGACACGGGCGGCGGTGGCGCGGTAGTTGTTGATAAACCAGCAAATCCGGCGCCGGCTGCGGTTCCTGTTGCGGCTCCAATCCTGCCGAATCTAGTACCAGAATCGACGCAGAATTCGAAGACTGTTCCGGATGCTCCGGCTGCGCCAGCACTGGACCAAAAGGACGGCAAGGGCTATTGGCCCGAGGACTGGCGGCAAACTGTAAGCAAGGCAGACGAAAAGGTTCTATCGCGGTTGCAGCGGTACGCATCGCCAGAGGCTGCGCTACAGGCATTGATTGCTGCGCAGAATCGAATCTCTGCCGGCGAACTAAAGCCCGTGCTCGGAAAGAATGCTACACCGGAACAGATCACGGAATGGCGCAAGGAGCATGGAATCCCGGAAGCGCCAGACAAATACGACTTGAAGGATGTGAAGGCCGAGAACATTCCGGCTGACATGCTGGCGCTGGTTTTGAAGGAAGCGCACGCCACAAACCAGACTCCAGACCAGGTAAAGGCCACGATCACGGGCTGGAATCAGATCGTTAACAAGGTAAATGAACAGCGCACGGAAAGCGACCTGAAAGTCTCATCACACAGCCCGGCGTTATATTGCTGCTCCATGGGCTCGAACAGCGGCAGGGCGTTACGGATGTATTCCTGTACGTGCTGGCTTACCTCGTATGCGGTCATTTCCGCCGTCTTCTGAGGCAGAGTCAACGCATCCAGGAAGAACGCAGCATGCAACATCGCGCGGGTATCCGCGTTCATTTGCAGTCCGTAATTGAAGCCCCTGAAATCCTGCTCCAACGGTCGGAGTGCAGCGCCTAGCCGTTCGTCGTATTCCTCATCGACCCAGGTCACACCACCCGCGTACAAAGCAAGGTCCGAGCGCACGACGTTCTGTGTCGCAAGCATCGGCGGACTTGTCGCCTTTTCACCCGCCTCCAACAGCGTAAACGTCATCGCCTGCAACAGCCTCGCATCGGGCAACGCACACACAGTCGCTGGGCTGTAGCTGTACTGCGAGCCTGAGACTGTTTGCCAGCGCGGGATAACGTAGTGATTCCCCCAAATAGGGTTTGCTTCCATGATGTGATGGTTCGCCGTGTCATACCAGATAGACCACTTTGGCCGACCCTTTGCGTCTCCGTCGTACATATCCGCATCGCAAACGAAGTGCCTACACTCGATCTCATCGAATGGAGCCTTCGCGCAGATATCGGTTACCTTCTGGTGCACGCTCTTGAATGTGCGGCACAGCGTCTGCGCGGTCGGCTTCCACTTGCGCGCAACAAAGCCGATCTTGCCCTCTTCATTCTCTTGCCAGCACATATCCCGAAGATGCCAACAGCGGTACAAAATCCCGTTCGCATCCTTGTTCAGTTGAACAGATATGGCCGCTTGCCCGAACGCTGCAAAGTCATGATCGCCTTCTTTCGTAGCCCGAACGAAAAGGCTAGACGGGTCATACATTGCCCGGCGTTGCGTCTCCTCGAACCACTCAAGGTACATCTTCGCCTCAATCGATGGTTTCTCGTTATGCCGGATAGCGGTGTGGAACCATGGCCGAGCGGTAGGACGCAACATCGTAGAGAAATGGTTGCCCAGGTCACGCCTGCACCGCAGCGGATAGCTTGTCATCAGGTTTGCGGCGAAGTCCGTGCCGAGTGACCGCGTGATTGTGAAGTCCGCGCGCTCAGGGTAAAAATGCTCGGCAATCTCTTGGTGCAATGAAGTGAGCGGCATCTTCCTGCCGAATAGCGTGTCCGCCACCTCGCCCAACTGTTTGACATCCATTTCAGTTCCCCAGCTTGCCGCTACCACTTGGCGCGGTCATGATGGTCGATGCCCTGCCACGTCGCGCCATTTGTTCGGTCAATGCGCGCTTCTTGGCTTCCTGCTGTGCAAGTGGGTCGGGCATTTCAGTCACAGGCTTAACAGTCGGCGCCTGCTGTTCCATGGTCGGCGATAGCAGCGTCGACGCCGCACCTTGAATGCCGAACTCAAGCGCTTTGTTTCCAATAGTCCCGAGCCCGCCAGCAGCGGCGCCGGCTTCGAATGGCGCGAGACTGGCACCTAGGCTTGCAGCCCCTGCAGCGGCCTCCGCAGCGGTCATGACGCCCATAGCGGTCGCGCCTATTTCGAACGGTGCCAGCGCAGCACCAAGGCTTGCAGCACCCATAGCAGCCTCAGCCGCAGTCATGACACCGACGGCAGTGCCAGCGGTTCCCGCGCCGGCCAAGAATGGAAGTGATACGGCCATTTCAGAATCTCCTAGCGTAGATCGTGTCCACTGCAACATAGCCCATGCGCTCAAGCAAAGGACCAAAATTGTGAGCAGCTTTAACGTGGTGATAGACAACTTCGATCCCCTCATTGCTTAACTCCTGATCGGCAAACCGCAACAGTCGAAACCCAGCAAACCCGCGATGTTCAGGCCGCAAAAACACAATATCCTGATGCGCGGTCTTCGTGCTCTTGTAGTGCATGTTGCCAAGAATGAAGATGGCATACCCGGCCAGTTCAAATACGCTGTCACGCGCCGTGTAAATCCTCAACTTGTCCGCATCATCCGCAGCAGCGTACATATGCCAATCAGGATCAAGCGGAATGTCTTTGAAGTGCGCGATCTCCTGCCAGTGCTGAATCAGCAACGGCTGAATCTCGTGCAGCACATTCGCCATGGGTTCGCGTGCGTAGATCATCGCCCCCTCGCAGATAACGGCGTGCGACTGGAACTCAGTGGCTGACGCCCGAGAATCACCTCGGGCCTGCGGATCAACTTGCCGCCTTGCATGGTGCGGCTCATCCAGTCAAGCGCGTGCGTGGTTTCCCGTGGTCCTTCAAACCACGACATCATCACGGCATCGCCACGGTCAGTAGATCGCCCGAGCCGCTCACACACCTTTTCCTTTGTCTCTGCCTTGATTCCGTTGGGCGTGACTTCAAAGGTAGGCGCGGTCAAGTCGGCCACCAGCTTTGAATCAGGCGGCAGCATGATTGGCGACCCTCCCGGTTGCCCAGGGTCCAACGCCTCACGCAAGAACCACAGCGCCGCGCTGCGCTTGTTGGTAAATCGAATCTTGCCGTCACGGCTTCGCCGGGTGCACGACTCCGCGCCCTTGTATCGATTCGTTTCGACCTCGTTTGTTTTCAGGTGCTCATACATCGGGCCACCATAACCACCGCCCATGTCCACCACCACTAGCGCCAAGTCCTTGCGGTGCATCATCACCACACCAGCGCAGTAAGACCCAGCACGGTCTATCGGGATATCCTTGCCCGGAACCTCAATCAGCGGCGCAAACCAGCCATCATGGCGTGGCGCAAGAATCATCGGGTCATCGCCACCACCTGAACAGTCAACGCCAATCGTGCACATGGGCACATTCATCGGTGCCTTGAGCGTCCAGCGTTCCTGCGCCAGTTGCACCCACTTGGTAGGGATGATCTGGTTCGGCGCGTCCTTGAACGATGTTTTGAAGCCGCCCATAAGCAGTGAGCGATACGGTTCTGGCATCGCATCCAACTGGCGCTCGTAATCGCTGGCCGCGTAGTATGGGTTGTCGCTAACCTTCGCCGGGATATAGGTCCGCGAAGTCGGCCGGATCATCTTGCCCTTCGCGTTCTCCCGCGAATCGTCAGGGCCATCAACCCATAGATCATTGCCGTCATCGTCAGAGACTACCCAGCGCAGCTCACCCGGTTTGGCAGGGTTCGGATACTGCGGATCAAGCCACGGGGCGAACATCTTGATCACCCACAGGCCCTCAGCGGTCAGCGGCGGATTTGTGGCGAGAACCGTCCGAACACGCTGGCCTGGGTCATCGGTACGGTTCCATCCCATAAGGAAGCGGATTTGCTGCTCGGCGAAATGCGTAGCCTCATCGATTCCCAATAAGTCCCTGCCCTTACCCATCTGAGATTGCTCATCACCCACCCGGTGCGCTGCAGCGAAATCAATAATCTGTCCGTCACCAATCCTGAGCTTAGGCGGAGGTGATCCATTGAACCCGTCCTTCGACCCGTGTATCTTGAGGGCATCTTCGACCAATCGATCAAGTTCCCCATACTGCCGGCGCATCAAGAGCGTGCGTTTGTGCTCGTTGAACGCCAGCCCGAGGATTAGTTGAGACTTGCCGCCGCCCGGTTCTCCACCGTACAGCAGCACATCGGCTTCGCTGAAATACGCATCAGTCTGCGGCCCAGGGTTCGGCACCCACTTCGCATGCTTTGTGTCATCAAGCGCGGACTTTGCGACAACAGCGTACTCTTCCGGCGAGAACTTCGCCAGTTTCGCAACGATGTCGTCAAGTGTGCTCAAACCCTAGGCCCTGTTCGCATGTCCTTTGCCGCCCATGTGTCGTGCATATATTTCAGATCGTCAACAGCGCCGGCAAGAAACGCCGCTTCCTGCTCCTTTTCCTTGATCGTGCGCTGCGCATCCAACATGCGAGACTGCAACTCATGCCGGCGAGCGCGCATCTTGCGATAACTGTGCGTCCATTCGTCCGCGCCATACCTGAATCGTGGCGTGAATAGGTCGGACTCAGGCGGCGCACCAACCTCGATGCCCTTCGCGCGTGCAAGGTACGTCAGGTAATGAATGCCGGCGCGCTGCATCTCGTATTCCTCAGTAGCTGCCATATCCACGCCCCAAAACCCAATCTTCTTAGCTCCTGAATCGATAGCAGCCGCCATCATCCAGAATAGCGACGACGTACAAAACCAGCGATTCGGGTCATATCGATCCAGTACATCATCGAACGGGTAAACCTTCGCGCCTTCAATCCCTGTCTCACCACCGACCCACAGCTCAATGCCACGTTTGTGCAGCCCTTGCATCCATTGCACATACTCAGGGCTAAACCATGTCTGCCCAGGCTCCCACAAGTGCGTCTCAAACCACGTATCGACCCGATTGGCAACGCCATAAACGCCAGGGCTACACCCGAATATCTTCCACGACGGATCGTGGTATGGGGCAAGCCTGACGCTTGATGGCGCAGAGCCGATCAGGGCAACTTTCAACTCGGGCAATAGCCCATTTCCTTCTTCCATTCGCCCTCCTCAGAGCAAGTTACGTAGATGTCGAGATCGCAAACCCAGCAGCGTTAGACGATGTGCCAGAAGTCAACCCAAGGCCGGCCCAAATCGCAGTCGTAACGCCGATCAACTGACATACACCAGGGCTCGAACTCTTGAGCACCGTGCCGCTGGTCATTTGCGTGGTCTGGATCGTCTCCGTGGCCACGTTCTTGACCTGCACATAGAACGGACCATTCGCGCTCGACCCGATCACAAGGGTCTTGATGACGCCAGGAATAGGCGGATCAAGCGTGTAAACCAGCGAAGACCCAGCAGTGGTGGCGGACAGGTACGAAACGCCATACGGCAACAGGTTTGTCGCTGTCGTCTCGGATGTGGTCACACCCATCCGCACCGCCTCCAAGCCGACGAGGAACTCCGCTGGCGAGCGGCCCCCGTTTTGCACAGTGCTAATGCTTTGCAGGCCAGCCCGACTGCCAAACAGGCTGGTAGTGATTTTGTCTTTCCATGCCATGATTGGCCCCTTTCAAAACCCGTGACCGGGCGTTACGAATACCAAAGCGGATGATCCCGCGCTGGTGACTGCCGAAACCCAACCCGCATTTGCCGTGTTGGGTCCGAACGTGAATGCCTTCGCTGTCGATGAAGGCAGTGCAATACCAAGCCCAGGCGCCGCAGTCGTCGGCTGCGATGCCGCAACACTGCTAGACCCGAACGCCAAATAAACCATCGTCGTCGAGCCGTTGGACACGTAGCAGCCCGACACATTGCCAGGGCTCCAATTGGTAGGAGCCGCGCCCGTGCTACTTGTCGCCACGACTAGAACTGTGTTGCCCTGCGGGCGAAATGCTGAATCTAGAGACATGGGTTACCTTTCTTGGATTAGGGAGGGCATGGGTTAGACCAGAAACACGCGCTCCAGCAGTGCCTGCGCAACCACCGCAATCGCGGCGTGCCCTGCCTCATTTGGATGCAGGTTATCGCTGGTATAGGCTGCCACTAGGTTTGTCTGCCCATCGCCATCAACGTCCCCCGCCATCACAGAATCAATGTCCAATACCGGCCACACACCAGAGCGGATCAAGTCGTTGTAATCACGGCGCAAAGAATCAGTGCTCCCGTAGTCGTTCGACGCCGGGTTTTCAGGCATCCACGTCATCGGCACCGGCTTACAGTTCGGTGCGTAGGTCGCCAGATTACGCAGAATCTTCTGAAATGACCCTGTCATAGACAGCAGTTCAGATGCCGTCAGCGTAGATGCCGCGCTGTTCGGCGAACCAACGGACACTACCGACATATTGGGCATACCAGTTACGCCCAAAGCAGCCAACAGAGTCGTAGAGCGTGTTGCAATCGCCGCCATGCTGCCCGAGCCAATGCCCTGATTCCAGAAGGCTACAGGCCGCTCCATTGTTGACAGCGCAGCACATGCCCGCAGCAAGAAACCATTGCCACGCACAGTTGGCACACTGCCAGCGAGAATCGAATCACCAAACCCGAGCACGCACACACCAGGCACAAGCGGCTGATATTGGATGATGCAGGTTTGCGCCGTGTCGCTCCATGTGTTGGATGTGAAGTCTCCGGGTGTCGTTACCCCGCTCACCGCTTGCCCACGATGCCGACACACTGAAAACGGTCATTGCGCTTGAGCGTGAGGCCTGGGGCCTTGCGACTGCGCCTGACAAACCAGCCGATGATGCCCCGCCTGACCGCCTTGATGTTGCGCGCCGCGTGGCATTCATGTTCGCGCGTGCTGAAAAACTACTCCCAACGGTGCACTAATGGTTGCAAGGCGAATTCTCACTACGCTTAGAGGCACTCAGATTGGGCTTGAGGACGGTGGAGCGCTGATCCTCAATTTCCGCAATGGGACGCAAGTAGTTCTAGATGAGAACACTGCGCAGTATGAAACTGACGCAAGCGGAAACGTCACGGGGCTGGTGGGGCCGGATGGGTCAAGCCAGAGAATCAATTTTTTGTCTGACACAGGATTTCCAAATCAGATCGCTCGACCTGGGTTCACTCCAGCGCGTGTAATCGCAACCGGTGAAGACGGCATTGCTGTGGCGAATGGTTGGAGTGTGAGCAATGGCGTGCTGGCGCTAGACGCTGCAAACGCCCGACGCGCAGGAACATCCGCGCTGAAGGCGACGGCCAATGCGGGCGCAGTTGATTTGACGGTGCGCCATCAGATCGCCAGTGTCGCCATCTCGGATGGATTTGAGTTTTGGGTACGCACGCCGAAGCCAACCGCAGGCACAGTTAACGTTTTGGTGCAATGGTCTGCCACCGCGCCGGGGGCAAACCCCCCTGCATCAGCGCCTGCCGGTGGGCGTCAATTGTTTTTGAATGGCACTGAATACGCACAAGGCATTTGGACTTGCATCAAAGCGCATCCCGCTTTTTCCCACTATGGTACGGGCCGTCCAAGCGGCCGAGCTTGGTATTCGACGGAGGCACTGCCATCAACTGTCAATTACATCGACATCGTTTTCCAGTTCAGCGTCGATGTTCCTGCTGGCGAGCGGGATTGCTGGATTGATATGGTTTCCGTAAATGGCAAGACAAAGCCGCTTGTGGTTGTCGGGTTCGATGGTTTCTATGCAAGTACTGCAAGCGTCGCACTGCCGCTTTTCAACAAGTACGGGCTTAAGGACTACAACAGTTCATCCGGCAACAATATTGCATCGAATAGATCAACTTGTGATGCGCTGTACGCGGCAGGCTGGGACTTGATCCAACAAGGGCAAAGACTTGGGAATTACGGGACTGACGCCAACGCAGGTAGCTTAGCTGCCGATGTGTTGACTGCCCGCGCTCAGTTTGATGCCGCTGGGTATGCGCGGGGGAGAAACATATTCACGTACCCGCTCAACAGCCGCCAACCAGCATCTGATGCTGTTCTTTCGGCAAACGGATTCAAGTGCGCTGCTGCAACTGGTGATGGTTGTTTCGCACACAGTCAACTCGGTGCAGGTGGAATTCTCGCGGTTGGTCGAAACTCACTGAACAACGTCACAGCCGCACAAGCGCAGGCTGCACTGGATGCAGCCATTGGGAACGGCGGGCACATTTGGTATTACGGGCACAACCTAGTCGGCAGCATCACTGATGTAAATACGCAGATGCTTACAAGCGAGTTCACCGCGTTCATGGCGTACTTGGCTGACAAGCACTTTAGCGGTGCTGTTGAGGTAGTTACGCCCAGTGAGTTTTTGGCGCGGGTGTATCCAGCCTAACCCCACCCCAATCCCGCCAAGTGCGGACAATAAATAACTGGAGGAATGAATGTCTGTTCTATCAGTATCTAATGGCGCGGTTCAATTGGGGACTGTTGTTGTTGCAGCAACCGACACATTCAAAAACGGCGTGTTGACAAGCGCGGATGATCTGGCCAAAGCTATTGCAAGTGGTGGCGATGAATACACTAATGGCCTACTACTGACGGATGCTGGACAAGTGCGCTATGTTGACGCTACGGCTGGCCTTCCCGCTGGCACAGTCTGGTCTAATGGCCTCCCACGATCTGCCGGGGCTTTGTGTATTTCTACCGACCCCGTTTCTACCTATTCTAACGGCATCCCGTTTGCTGCTAATGGAGCGGTTGCAGCCGCTATCACGCCATGAAAGAAGAAAAGAACCCCGTCGATGCTGCTGGCAAGTGGCTGTCTGAACTCAAACTTGCTAAACGGGAAGATGAGAAATGGGCCAAGCGCGGTAAGAAGATCGTCAAGCGTTACCGCGATGAACGCTCTGGTTGGTCGGACAATGCCAAGCGGTTCAATATCCTGTGGGCAAACGTTCAAACGATCATGCCTGCGCTGTATGGCAAAACGCCACGCGCTCAAGTTGAGCGGCGCTACAAGGATCAAGACCCGGTAGGACGCACAGCAGCGCAGATTCTTGAGCGTGCTTTGCAGTACGAGATTGACCACTACGGCGACTTTGACGCTTCTATCAAGTCGGCTGTCCTAGATCGATTGCTGCCCAGGTATCGACTGGGATAAGCGTGTTGTCCACACCTTCAGTCAACATGCGCTGAATGCTTGGCTGGCTGGCGTCGTATACACCAACAACCTTCACAGCGTCGGTCAGTTGGGCGATTCGCTGAGTCAGCTTGTCAAGTTCATCGGCTTGGTCTTGATACTGCGCGAAGTCAGGGACGGGGACAAGCGTATCAGTCGTTTGAGTGGCGAACAGAGGGCGCGGGCAGGGCCAGAAGTTATCTAGGCCATACGGGTTTTCTTTTATGTCCAGCGTCTTTGAGTAACCCTCGGCTACCCAATAAACCATCTCATCGTTCTTGCTCCAAATCTCCCACACTTGAGCCTTTTTCATGCTCTCAGTGTCTAAGTCGCCGTTGTTCTTTTGAATCTCATCAAGCCCGACAGGCTCATGAGTCAAAGGTACTTGCGCGAAGTCTTCACCGAATCGCTCGATACCATCCTTGCGAGACATGTACACCCGACGCGCAACCCATGTGACCTCATCCCAATTG